GTCCAAGGTGTCGAAATCAAACGACATCATGACCACACCAGCAGTTGTGGTGGGCACCACTGCACGGTATTCAAATTTCAATTTCTTGAAACGATATTTGTCATAGCTCCGTGCAAGTTGTGAGCACCATGGAAAAACGGAACTCAAAGCTGGGTTCACGTTAAACTGTTGGGCCACAAAGGTGGTGCTTCCTGTGAAACTGGAGATAAGTCCCCTATGACTCAATGAGATGCCACCGGCCTTCCCCGACTTGGAGGTTGGAGGTTTCATCTTGTTTGTGGTGACGTAGGCTGCGGGGATAAATCCACGCGAGGGTTGGTAACGCTGTGGCGTTGCCTTTGGGATAGGTAGTTTCCGCATAATGGCGGTTTTTGGGGCTACATTAGCAGCAGGTGTTCTAAAAGCAGTAATTACTTCGAGCTTTCTGGGCATGGTTGTTTTTGGTTTGTGTTTGTTGATTGTTAAATCAACGGCCCGGCCCACAGCTTGAGCTCCAACAGCGATTCCAGCAACAATGGACTTTGGCCAACCAAGTTTGATTGCGCGTTTCGCAAACTCTTTGTCGGCTTTGTATAGTTGCTCCGGTTCAGTACTGGTGGCATACTTAGCATCATGTTCCTTGCACAATTTGTCGAGAGCATCAACTGCTGGGCCGCCATAGGCGACACTCAGTTGTTCTTTGCCATCAGACCAATTTGGGCCACAATAATTGCCATGAAATTGCATTTAAAAGGGTGAAGCTTGTATCAAATCCAAGCTATCAATGGTCTCAAACCCTCCAAATTTCCCACTGTACTCAGCATAATACTTTTCTAGTGCCAATTGCTCGTCAGGGGTGATGTCAAACGCCTTGTAAAATGAGTATCGGGTGCTATCTAGCACTGGACTGACTTTACTTTCTAGGCCGAACGACATGTGTAACATGCCACTCTGCATCACCACCGCTTCGTTCATTTTTGATTGTAGTCCGTGGTTTGCCATGTACTGGTAGTAGGCTTGGAAAACTGGTACACCGGAGCATAGAGCAAGTCCACACTCCCCTACGGCACCCATCCACTTTCGCCAATCACTCTCACATCGCAAATTCAAGAGGCACATACTGTCTTTTTCCCTAGCTGAGCTAAAGTTTCTGACCATTCTGTACTCTTCTCCACACAACACAGGATGCATCTGGCAAAATTCAATGTGCTCAAACGTATACACTGGCTGTTCAACAACCATTCTAAACCCAAGGTGCAGGAACCACTCCTGCAATCCTTCCTCCCACAATGGTAGGTCCCGTTGTTCCATGATGACGATACAATCGTCACCATTGTTAGCCAACTCAATGGCTGTTCCCCTTTCAACGGACCAAGAATAGATCATGGCGCACATTATGAGACAATTTCCCATGGCAGTGTTCATATCACCACTGAACCTCCTGCCTTGCACCTTATAATCCAATTTCCCATCGTGGGCATATCCCTTTCCAACATTGTTGATTTGCCAGGAAAGAAGCTTGGACAGCTCCTTGCTGCCTCCAAACATTTCAACATAAATGCTGTGTTCCCACTTCAACATGCTTGTACTGACATGCATGTCAAACTTGGTAGCATCGAGACCAACTGCTACCGGTTGTGAGAATTTTTCCCATTTGCCCCTCATAGCTGAAGCCATACCTTCAACATTGAGGCCTTTAAAAACCACGGGTGTTTCACTTTTGAAAACTTGCTGTATTTTGGCATACACCCTGTGTTCTATTGGTTTGAGATACACTCCTAATGCTAGATTGTAGAGTGGCGTTCTAGGCTGAATGCATCTCGGGGCTTTTGTGGGGTTAACTTTCTCCAACTTTACAAACATTATAGACTGAGCATCTTTCCGGGTGACCCCATAAAGATGAAAGTTAGTTTCCGCTGCTTCATATATTTTCCGTTTTCGACCCTGGTACATCAACACAAATGACTCTGTGGAGACCGGGGTGGAACCTCGTCCAAGATACCGAAGCAATCGACTTCTAAACTTACTCAATGTTCTAAAAATGTGTGCAACTGCTGGCTGCGGTGGAGATAAGTAGTCACTCCCGACCTTGCAGAAATACATGCGCTCCAGCAATGCGCATGCCATAGTGTCGAGAGAAGAATCATTAACTTGTAGGGAGCGATTCCGTGGGGCGATTCCATCCATTACGAAAACCCCGCGATCCCTTTCCGGCCTGCGTATGCCCCTCTTCAACCTCAAACAGGGGTGGGTCAAGTCGGACTTATGACCCACGGCTGAGAGGAAGCACACGCGGCCTCAACCCTCCACTATTGGAGGGAGCGATTCATCTCCATCCCACCAATTCAGAAACTTCTGATACAGTGATATGGATTTACCTCTACGTGTTCTGATGAATCGCGAATCTGCCAACTTTGCCGCGTCCTGCTCCCACTTATCTGGGGTTAGGACCAACTCGACAACAGTTGGTAGAATGGTGCGTGCATGTGCTGCACGCACTCCATGTGTGTTGAGAATTTGTACTACAAACCTCTGAATGCTTCGCCGATTGGCCATCGTGTCTGCTGGGGTTCCAAACCTCACTTTACACTCAGCCACAAGCAACTGGATAAAGGTCACCCTTTTTCCTTTACGAACTGATCGATGATTTGTCACTTGAACGGTGTCACAAACGCACACTATGGATATGTTAGGGGTAGGTTCCGTGGGGCCACCATTTGGTGTCTGTTCTGTCTCCCTAATTGCGATTGAAGCTTCCGACTCTTCAACCTTGTCTCCACTCATTTCCCCGGTGAAGTGGGGGATTTCAACATTGCCAACCCCATGTGGGATTTTGACAACATCCAAATCTGTAGGGTGCGCAAATCCTCCAAACACTATGTCCGCACCAAAATCAATGGGTGGGACAGAGCCAAAAGAGATGCTCCCTAATTGAGATATTACTGACGGTTTCTCATCCGCTTGGGGCGAGGGTTGTACACCCTCACCATGGTTAGGTGGTATTCTTCCCACTGCCCCATTGCTCAATACAGCGTTCTCTAGAACTTGAGGGATCAAGTCCAGTGGCTCTGCATCGAGCATTTCCCGTCCCACACTACTATGTGACGGGGTTGTGGGCTGCCAGCTAGGACGATACCTATACGCCGACAACCCTGAGCTTGCACCAAATTGTTGATAAGATAACGTTGTACAAGCTTTGGCTCCAAACCACGAGTGAACTTTATGAAATTATT